AACCGGTGCAGGTTGCGATTCAAATTGAACGGGCCTGTCCTCCATACCGTACAGGAAGCCAGCGGAGCGATCTGGAACAGTCTCGGACGTAGCGGGAGTCGTAGGTACGAATTCTTTGGCCGCGAGCTGCTGGATCTTGTCCTCAAACGCAAGTTCTTGGTCCTGCGTCCTTAGGGCTTCGATGTAAGCCTCATCGTCCGAAAGGCCTTTGGCAAGTGCGTCGACGTAGGCATCCTGTGCCTTGGGGGATAGTTGTCCATACGGAGGGGACAACACAGACTGAAATTCAGCCTCCTCATCTTCCGGCAGTTCTTCAACTTCTTCAGCGGTTACTAGCGCGGGAGCCTCTTCAGCCCTTTGAGATTCTTCTGCAAAACGAGCCGCTTCTTGTCGTTGAGCTTCAGCAAGGTCACGTTCTAGCTGTTCTTGATAGGCAATTTCTGCTTGACGGCCGCGTTCTAGTTGCGCTTGACGATCACGCTCCAGTTGCGCTTGACGATCAATCTCCTGTCGCTGCGCTTCTTGTCGCTCAGCCTCCTGTCGCGCAGCTTCAGCCTCTCGCTGATACGCGACAGCAATTTCAGAAGGTATGGCTCGATCAGCCTTGCTGGCGCGGGGGGCCATAGTTTGCGCAACCCCGTTGATCACCTGAGTCCCGGGAATGGTCTTCAGGTGTTGTTGCCAGAACGTCAGGCCCGTCGCAAGACTTGTGGCGGTTCCGTTTGGATGAAACACCCAGCCGCCATTGAACGTCCCGTTCCCCTTTTCCGCTTCTTGAAGCGCGCCCATCGCGGCAAATGCGCGATTGGTGTCACCAGTGGCCGACAGAACTCGATCGAATGTTGCGGTGGCGCCACCAGACAAACCGGCGCCATATCCATAGTTGCTGTAGAGCGCGGACCTCGTCGGATCTCCGCCGCCACCGACCATGCCGCCCAAGCCGGCGCCTTCAAGCACTGCGACGTCACGAGAATTCAGTGGCTGCCCGGACTCAACCTTGTCGATGGCGCTGAAGACCGCAAACCCGAGATCGCCCTCAACGGCTCCACTACTGCTGGAATCGCCCCCATCCGATCCGGAACCGCCACTCCAGCCACTGAAGTCGCTCTCTATGCCGGCGTGCAGCGTCATGCCACCCAGTCGCGGCTGGAAGGCCCGCAGAGGCAGGCCAGGAATGTCAAGGGCCCAGAGCTTCTTCATAGGTCTGCCTCTGCAATCGTGTACTTCTTCTTCAGCCCAACGCGGCGCGTCAGCCGAACCATCGAGTCGCGCATAGACCCGGCCACCTTCGTCGCCCCGTTGCGGCGCAGGAGTTCGCAGAACTGATCCCAAGCATCTTGGTCGAAGACGTCCCGGCCGCCAATGGCGATCACGAACGCCACCCGGGCGTTGGGCTTGTTCTGGAACATCACCGCAGCAGCACCCGTCACCCGGCCACCATGCAGCCACTTGTACAGCGCCGCGCGGTTGTTGCCAAGCTCAGCCCGCAGTTGGTCGAGCGTCACGTCACCGTGCGCGTGCTCCAGCGCCGCACTCAAATGGTCGGCCACCAGATGCCACTGCTGCTGCACGAATGACGTCGGAACGTAGTCGACCTTCATACCCTGCTCACTGCGTTGACCACCGCGGCGGCCCAGTCGTCCCAGTTGTTGAAGGCGTCCGTCCCCGGGATCGCCTCGTTGGTGAACACGTCGATGGCCTTCAGACCATCACCCCACTTCTTCCAGTCCGTCTGCGCCGTCGGAATCTCCAACTGCTGCGCAGCGTACAACTCCACCATCAGCGCAGCCCATGACTCGAACGTGTGGAACCTGGGGTCGTAGATGAGCAGGTTGGCCATCAGTACCCCCGCACATCCCCCACGTCAGCATTCAAGATCAGCTTGCCCAGTTGGTAGTCGCCCCCGGCCACGTTCGACCGACAGCGCAGCCGCAATTCTCGCCGCTGCTCCCGCATGTCGATCTTGTTCGTGTTCTGGTCGAAGATGTACGGCGCCGAGGTGTCGTCCTGCGACTGCGCATACGGCCGGCCGGTCACGTAGAGTTCCATCTCCCCGCTCATCAGGAAGTCCGGCTCCACCCGCTCCAGCCGCAGCCAGCGGTTCGCGCCTTCAGCGCTCGCTTGCGACGGCCCACCCGACACCCAGCCCAGGTCGTTCGTCTCAAAGTAGCTCTCGATCGCCTGCACCTGCGCCCCGTCAATGGCGTCCTTGCCCACCTCGTGCTGGTACAGCTTCACCAGCCCAGGCGGCGTGCTGAACACCACCGTCGTGGCCGCCGTGGCCGTCGCGTTGGCCGACAACTCGATCATCTGAAGGTACAGCGCCGACACCGGCACCGCGAACCCAGCACCCCCCAGGCCACCCAGGTCGGCATCGTCCGCGCTCAGGACATCCCCCACCTCGTACCCGGCGCCCACATCCGTCACCGTCACCGCCGTCACAGTACCCCCGGCAACGGTCACAGAAGCCTCTGCATTGAATCCGGAGCCTCCGGTGAGGGGTACACCCGTGTACGTGTTGTCTGCGTAGCCTGAGCCGCCTGTGATGGCTCCCAGCGTCTTGATGCCGCTTGACTGGATCGTCAGCACCGTCGTGCCGGCCGGGAACTCCGCGGCCTCGGCAATCTGGTCGACCTCCACCAGCGAGTCGTAGACGTCCAGCAGCAGCAAGGGGCTGCCCGTCGTCACGCTCGTGGCAATCGACGTCACCTCGGCCTTCACCGTTGTCTCCCAGTCCGCCTGCACCGGGTACGCGAAGACCTGGGAGAAGTACCCGGCGCTGCGTCGGGCCCCCACCGCTTGGCCGGCGTCGTACCACGTGTTCTCGCGCACGTTGTAGATCACGGCGTCGTTGCACTCGGTCGAATTTCCGCGCGGGTAGAACCACCAGATCTCCCCGAACCTCGGCACCTTCGTCGCCCACACCTTCTGGCGCTGCGAGTAGTTCAGGTTGTCGAAGAACCAGTTCTGGTTCATCGGGTTGGGGATCTCCTTGACCACCCCGTTGTACAGCAGGAAGCGGTCGACCCCGCACCAGTAGTAGATCCCGTCGTACTCGATCACGCTCGACGACGACAGGATCGACGTCTGCGACGAGATGATGTCGTACCGCCAGAACGTCGGGGCAGCAAAGTTCGCCGTCCCCGCCACCCCCAGGCTCTGCGGTGCGTAGGACACGCGGATCAGGCTGTCCAGGCTCCAGAACAACCCCGACGGGCTGTTGGAGCCACCTCGAACCGGCAGGCCCTTGACGATCTTCCCGGTGGCCGCGTTCGTCTCGTTCGCGTCAGCCGACACCCAGTCGTTGGGATCCCCGGCCGAGCAGTTCTTGATCAGCCCGTCGTTGCCGTAGACGAAGATGTAGGGGTGCAGTACCACCACACCGCCTGAGACTGAGATGTTGTTGTTGAACGTCAGGGTCTGCGATCCCGTCACAGTGGCTGCGGCCGACAGCGTCACCCGGTAGTACACCCCCAGGCTGAAGACGAACAGGGTTGTCGGGTTGACCACCGTCGTCACCGCAGACCCGCCCGGAGTCGCCGACAGCGTGAACGTCGTGGCGTTGTTGGTCGCGATGATGTAGTACGTCTGCCCAGACGTCAGGCCGATGTTCAGCGGAGCCGTGAACGTCAAGCCCGCCAGCGTGTTGACCACCGTCGTGATGGCTGCGCCGCCAGGACTGGCCGACAGCGTGAAGGTCGTCGAGCCGTTGGTCGTCGTGATGAAGTACGTCGTCCCGCTCTCAATGCCCGTTTGCAACGGCGCGTCGAACACCAGACCCGTCGTAGTCCCGACAGTCGTCGTGATGCCCGCGCCACCCGGAGACGCAGAAAGTTGGAACGTCGTCGTCGTGGGCGTGCCGATGACGTAGTAGGTCGTGCCGCTCGCAATGCCCGTGGCCGTGCCCGTCAGCGTCCCCGAGACCGCCACAGGCATGCCGACGTAGATGCCGTCAGCCGCATCGCAGGAGCACTCGCCGGCCGTGCCCGTCACCTGCACGTTGGTCAGCGCCGTGGGCGTCAGCGTGCCCGACACCGTCACCGGCTGGCCTGTGTACAGCCCGTTGCCGCTGGAACACGAGAACGTGCCCGACGTCCCAGTGACCGTTACGTTCAACAACGTCCCAGACGTCGCCGCGCCCGTCACCGTCACGCTCTGACCGACGTACAGGCCGTCAGTGGATGAACACGAGAACGTCCCAGCAGTGCCCGTCACCGTCACAGACGACAGTTGCGTGTTCTGCGACCCAGCAGACACCACCGTTGCTCCCGACGGAATGCCAGTGCCAGACACAGACTGCCCCGCCCCGATCGTCAACTGCGCGTCAGCAAAGGTGACGTTGGCCGTCGAGTTCAAGATGCCCGCAACCGAGAACACCCCCAACTGCGACATCGTCGTGCCCGCGATGCTGCCGATCAGCACAGGGCTGTTGGCCGTGCTGTCGATCTCGCTCAGGTTCCGCCCCGGGTGCGCCACCAGTGAAGCAACGCCCCCCGCGACGTCGTAGAACCCGTCGAACTGCCACAGGTTCAGCGGGTTCGAGGTGAAATTGGACAGGCTGATGTTCGCAATGCCCGCGCCCACGCCGATGTCGTCGATCGTGAGCACCTGCAAGCCCGAGGCGTGCCCGCTGAAGACGTAGTTGAAGCCGTTCTGCGCGTTGACCCAGATCCCGCGAGAGGGCCCGAAGAGCCTCTCGCTGATCCGCCGGTAGCCGAACATCTTCCGCGGCCGCCCGCGCTGGAAGCGCACCCACCGGCCATCGGTGTAGAACTGCCGGTCGAAGACCGTCCCATCCCGCTGGATGCCGGGCTGCGTGTCGAGGGCGAAGACCTTCTGCGTCATCAGAACGTCCCGCCGCTCACGCCCGAGGTGAACGTTCCAGTCCCACCAACAGTCACCCCTGATGCCTCCAGCAACAAACGTTGCACACCCAAAATCGACATACCGATCTCACTAGATCCAGGCCTGTAGATGCCAGTCGTTGGCTCAGAGGAAAAATTCAACGATGGGGACGAAACGTTGCCGTTGGCCAGGGACAGAACTGACGCCCCCGCAGCAATCGTTGAGGCGTTGAAGAGATTGGCAGAGTCGCACAGCAGAATCACCTGCTGGCCGGCAGGAATGACCGCCGAAGAACTCCCAGGTGCGCCCGTGCTCAAAGTTACGGTATACCCCGCGCCAGTACCGTCGGTCTGGTTCGTGACGTAGTAGACCGCAATCGTCTGCGGCACCGTCACCGTCACGTTGCCCGTCAGCGTTCCCGTGAACTTCTGGATCGGGTTCGCCGCCTCGGAAGCGCTCAGCGTGTACGCCCCGGACACCACCGCCTTCGTGTTCTGGGTGAAGTTGAAGTCGGCGCTCTTGCCGATGCCCACCGTGAAAAACGCAGACCCCGAGCAGCAGATGATCGCCGAGTCAGCCGGCTGCAAAGCAATCGAGGCAGACGAGTTGATCTGGTCGCCACCAGACGGAGACACCGTCAGGGTTCCCGTCCCGCCGTTGCGCAGCAACATGAACCAGTTGTCGCCCAGCGTTCCAGTCGAAGACAGGGTCAGCGTCCCCGCCCCGCCTGTCCACACATATGTCTTGGCTCGATCGGCAGCCACGGCCGTGTAGTTCGACGAGAACGTCGACACCGGGTGTGCGGTGTTCAGCGTCGAGCCGATCACCGTCAGACCGTAACCGTCCAGGCTCCCAGCGTCCGCAGCCGACGAACCCACCCCGAAAGCCACCACGCCCCACGTACCGGCCTCGTCGGGGTTTGTCGTGATGTAGATGTACTTCGCCTCGCTCGGGGCCACCACGACGATCACACCGCCGTCGTAGTCGGCCACCGTGAAGGACGTCGCCCCCACGTTGCGGATCAGCGCATCCTGGCCCACCGACGCCTGATTGGCCGGCGGCATCCGCAACACCAGACCACCAGAGGTGGCCGTGACGTTCATGATCCGCGCCGCGTAGTTGGGCGTCGCGTTGCCGTTGATCGGCCACTCCAGGGTGGTGTTGGCCGACAGCGTGATGCTGCGGTACGAGACGTCCGTCGGGACGATGACGTTCCCGGTAAAGGGGCTGTTGAAGCTCATGCGTCCCTCGCGATGGTTTGCCGGTCACCGATGCGGGCCACATCCTCGACCTTCAGAATCTGCATGACCTGATCGTACTGAGCCTTCCACAAGGGGATGCGCTCGTCGTTCTTCAGGAACGGCATCGCCTGCAACAAGGATCCGTACAGCAGAGCCTGGGGCGCGTACTGGGTGAACCAGTTCGACTGGTTCGACTCGTCCAGCGGCTGCGACCGTTCGTAGTACAGCACCTCGTAGTTGTAGGCCACGTCAGGAGTTGGAGCCACCAGCCAGTGCGTGTAGTCGTAGTCGCAGTAGTACTCCGGAGCGCCCTCTTGAGCCGGGTCCGGCCAGTATTCCCGCAGGTACTCGTACTTCCTCAGAAGCACCGGCCGCCGCTCCCCGGCCACCGTCACGTTGATTGAGACCGTCTTCCTCCAGCGGGCCGGCTTGTCGATCACCGCCTGCCCCTGGACCATCGTGCTCGTCGCAACAGTCAGATTGCCCAGGAACTTCAACTCCGAAGCGATCACCTGCTCGGCCAGCATGATGAAGGTCGGGATCTTGTCCAGCGTCGCTGCGTCGGTGCGCTCCAAGTAGGACCGGATGTCCAGCACCAGACTGTCGTAGGTCATCACAACCGCAGGCATCACCACACCTTCTTCTTGATCGATTCGGGTTGCGGGACATACTGTTGCCCGCGCTTCGTTCCCTCACGCTTGGATCGGGTGGTGGCTGCGTATTCCGAAGGAGTCAACTTCTCACGCGCCGCCTTGGGCAGATACCGCTCACCCGTCGCCTTCGGGCCTTGCGTAGAGGGTTTGCCGGACTTCGTGCCCCACTCCTCTTTCGTCCACCGCGACAGCGAATTATCGGGATCCTTCGGCCCCTTGTAACCCCCGCCCGATTTCTGATACCGCTGCGTGGCCAGTTGCGCCTTGCGAGCCGACCATTGGCCTGGAGACCCACCCTTGTCCGACGCCTTCACGGCCGACACGATGCGCTTCCACTTGGCCGGATCCGTCTTCGTCGCGCTCACTTCAGCACCCCGTAGGCCTTCTCACAAGCCGCCCCCGCAGCCCCGCGGGCATCCGCTATTGCAGCCAACTCTCCAGACGTCTGCGCAATCCGTCCGAGCAAGTCGGCAAGCACAACTCCGGGGTTTTCGGCTGCCGCGCCTCCGAAGGCAGCGGCGGGATCTCGGGTGGCTTCGTCACGATAGGGGGTGCATTGGGAGGCAAGGGCTTCGGCACGCTTTCGCAAGACGTCAGCAGCACTGCGAGCACGGGCAGCATCAGCCGCAGCCGCA